AGTTTTATGGTTTATCAATGGCAGACTTTGCTAGAAGTTCAACTTTAGCATCAACTGCTATACTTAGAGGTTTTGTTGAGAATACTTATCTTACAAACTATGCACCAAAGCTTGCAGATCCAAATGTGGTAGATTTTAGTGCACTTCAAAATATGAAGCCAAAGCAACTTATACCAACTAATGGTAATCCTGCAGGAGCCGTAGCATCACTACCTCCTGAAACAATTTCAACTGGTACTGTACCATTATTACAGCATATGCAAACAATTAAAGAGCAAGCCACAGGAATGTCTAAAGCTGCTCAAGGTTTAAATGATACGCTTTATGTATCTGGAAACAGTGAAGCAAAGATGAGTGCAGTGCAAAGTGCTGCTCAAAAACGTATTCAACATATTGCAAGACGTTTTGCTGAGACTGGTTTTAAATCTTTAATTGCTGGTATCTATGAAACTATGCATAAAAATATGAAAGGAAAACTTCCTTACAATTTACAAGGTGTCTATGGTTTAATTAATATAGATACACTACCATCTAAAATGGATGTTGAAATTCATTTAGATATTGGTGAAAACTCAAATGCAACAATGATAAATAAGTTAGCAAGAGTTGGAAAAGAAATACTTCCATCTTTAAATCAGCAAGGCGCAGGTATTGTTATTAAAACAGATGCTCCTGCTATTTTAGCAACAAAATTAATTGAAGCAATGAATCTAGATAGTAATGATTTCCTTGAAGATTATACTACAGATGAGTTTAAACAAAAAGCTGTAAAAGCAATTCAAGAACAATCTCAAAATAAAATGATGGAAGTTGAAGCAGCTAAAGAAAAGATGTTAGCAGATCTTGAATTAAATAAAGCTAATATTAATTATACTAATGCTCAAAGTAAAAATACTCAAGATGATAATGCAAAACAGCTTGCTGTGTCAATTGATAAACACTTTCAAGAATGGGCAGCACTTGCCATTAAGGCAACTAAAGAAGGAGCTCAATTGCCAGAGCATCCTGGATATGGTGAAATTATAAATATGGCAAGACAATTATTAATGGGAGAAAATAATAATGGCAACAGTAACAATTGATGCAACAGGTACAGGTGGTACACAATCAGGCACAATAACAACAGCTGCAGGTGCAGGTGCTGGTATTATCTTAGTAGCTAATGATAGTGATTCCGCTATTGTATTTGACGTTGCAACAGCAGGTACAACTGTACAATCAGGAGTACAACTACAAGCTAAAGAATTCAAAAAGATAACTGGATTAAACAATGGTGCACAAACACTTGTGAATTTAAAAACCACACATGGTACAGTTGCACAAGAAGATGAAGTGGTTTATAACTACTTAATTGCTTAACACATGACTTATGCTCAATGCCTAATGGATTGAGTATTAACCATCTTGCTTAATAAAGGAGAAACACAGATGAATATGTTTTTAAATAATAGCCCAATACCTTATACAATAGGATTTGAAAGAATCTTTGATCAACTAGATGAGTTCATTCATCACAGTAAAAAATTACCTTCATACCCACCTTATAATATAAAGAGAGATGGAGATAAGTTTACTATTGAAATGGCACTTGCTGGATTTTCTAAAGATGATATTGAGGTAACTGTTACAGAAGATATCTTAACAGTCTCTTCTAATAAAGATAATACTAAAGAAAATGAGGTATACAAAGGTATATCTAATAGGAAGTTTACTCGCAATTTTTCTATGGCAGACGATATCGTTGTTAAAAATTGTAAACTAGAAAATGGATTATTAATAATAAAATTAGAGAGAGTTATTCCTGAAGATAAAAAACCAAGGAAAATAAACATTGGATAAATACAGACAGACAGCTGAGACGAAGCTGGGTAATAATAAATCTTATGGTAATCATAAAATACATCCGGAAGAATTAGCGCGAAGGGCTCATGTAAAAGGCCACTTCGCTGCTAAAGAAAGAACGGAATTTTTTGATGAAGTATATGGGGAAGTCTTAGTTGACTTCTTTATTGAGTGGTTAAAGACAGAACCACATGAAACAAAATCTCGCGAGTTCCTCTACTCTTCGGCTATGGCACTAGGTAGTGTTAAATCGAAAATGATAAACTTCGAGATGTATGGGAAAAACATACCCCATTTAAAGGAGGACGATGTTGAGGGACATTGATACAAAACAATTATTAAATAATATAAATGAAATGATAAATACTTTAGAATATGATTCAATGAGAAGTGGAGGTAAAGCAAAGCTTAACTCACAATCTTTAGTTGCATTATATACTTTAAAAGATATTTATGAAAAAAGAAATTTAAAAGCTACACCGAAAAAGGAGGTACGCGTAAATGGATAATACCGAAGCAACAATAGACTCTACCCAATTGGATGACTCTATAGCAACGGGTGGTCAAACAGAAGAACAATTGCTGGCTGATATTGTACGAAACTCAGATTTTGTACAACCTCTACCCAATGAGCAAGTACCTGAGTTAGACCCGGAAGAAGCAGTAACAGAAGACCCAGAGGTTGCTGAAGAATCCGTAAGTGAAGAAGTTGAAGAAGAATCTGAAGAAGAAACAGTTGAAGCCGCAGATGAGGATGCCACTGAAGAAGTCGCTACCCAAGACGCTGAAGTTTATACTGTTGATGATTTAGATATGGATGCTAAAGTTGTTATCAAAGTTGATGGCGAAGAAACTGAAGTACCGTTTAGTGATCTTATTAAAGGTTACTCTACTGAACAACATCTTTCTAAAAAGGGTCGAGAACTTGGAGACGCAAGAAAAAGTTTAGATGAAGAATATCAAACTAAAATGGAAGAGATAAATCAATTATCACAAGCTTCTATTGCTGTATTGTATTCATCAGAACAAGCTCACTCAAAAGCTTATCATGAACTTGAAGCTGAAATTGAACAAGCAAGAAAGGATAATGATAACTATACTGTTAGCGAACTTAAAGATAAACGTGAAATAATTCAAAAGGATTATTGGAATGCACGAAAGCAAAGAGAACAATTAGTCGATTCAGTAGATAAACAAACTAAAGCACAAACTGAAAAAGTATGGACAGAACAAATTAAATATTTTAATGAAACTATTCCAACTTTAATTCCAGGCTTTAATGAATCTATTGCAAAAGAAATTCGTGAATTTGCTATTACAGAAGGAATACCTGCAGAAGTATTAGATACAATTGCAGACCCTATTATTGTTAAGTTTGTTGATGATTATAGAAAGCTTAAACAAGGAATTAATAAAGGTACTGCTAAACGAAAAGCTAATATTACAAAGAAAGCACCTTTACGCAAAACTAAATCAACAGCTAAAAAAGCTGAAGATGCAGATACAGCGTTAAGAAAGAAAACTTTAAGTGGTAAAGCTAATGATGCAGAACAAATGGATTTCCTTAGAGGTCTTGCAAAACGCTCCTTAAATTTATAATTTAAATACCTGGGAGGGTAATTACAATGTCAAGCACATTAGGTGTTCGTGGAACTGGTGGACCACAAGGTCCAGCTAGAGGCACAGGTAAAGATGTTTCTCAAAGAGAAGATCTTGCCAATTTTATTACAATGATTACAAGGGATGAAACTCCTTTTATGTCATCAATTGGAAAAGCAAAAGCAACCGCTATTTATCATGAGTGGCAAACTGATAAGCTAGAAGTTCCTGGATCTTCATTGATCGCAGAAGGTACAGACTATATTGAACCTACTGCTAATGGTTCCGGTGGAACTGGAGCTACTCCAGCAACTGGCGCAAAGTTTGCAATCTCTGGTCCAAATAGAACCAGACTAGGAAACTATACTCAAATTAATGGTAAAACTATTTCTGTGTCAGGAACTAGAAGAGCTGTTGATCAAGCAGGTGTTGCAGACGAATATGCATACCAGTTAAAGAAAAGAGGCACAGAGCTAAGGAGAGACGTTGAGCATGATATGATTCATTCTTTTAATGTTTCTGCTGCTGTTGGAGTGCAAGGTAATACTGCAAGATCTGCAGGTGGATACCAAGCATTCATTAATGATGTCTCAACAGTTAACTACTTAGGTGGTTGGGAAGCCCCAGCAACTCAAGGAGATGGTACAGGTAAAATTAAATCAGCCGCTGCTAGTAGTGCTGCTCCTGCAACGGGTTCATTATCTCTTACTGAAATAGATTCTGTTATGCAGAAGATATATGAAGAAGGCGGTAAGGCAACTAAAATAATGTTATCACCAAAATTAAGAAGAGACTTCTCAGACTTAATGATTAGTGATACTGGAGTTATAAGAAATATAGATGAAGGCGGAAAGCTAAGGCAGTCTGTTGATGTTTATATGTCAGACTTTGGTGATATTATGGTTGTACCTAACTATATTATGGGTTTAACTAATAACGTTCAGTTTACTCAAACTGATGGTTCAACTCCTTTAACTGCAACAACTAACGTTGCTAACTTCTCTGCATTGATTTATGATCCAATGTGGTTTGCTATGGCTTCACTAAGACCTATGCAAGAAGTAGACGTAGGGCAGAAAGGTGACTCAACTGTCGGTATGATGGTTGAAGAAGCAACTTTAGAAGTACGTAACCCAACTGGTTGTGGTGCTATCTACGGTTTAGCTTAATCAATTAATTTTAGGGAAGTCATAAAGTGGCTTCCCTTATATTTTTAGGAGATAAGTATGTCAGAAAAAACCATTAAACCAAAAAGTAAATTAAAGTATAAACAAAAACATTCTTTTAAAGAACACTATAATAAAGAATTTAATAAAGTATTTAATAATCCAATTCCTGCAAAAGCTACTAAAAATCCAAAACTTAATGCTGCAGCTGAAACTTTTGCAAAAGCAACTTCACCTACAATTGCTATGAAAGCAAAAATGAATCAAATGGAAAATAAGCAATATAAAAATAATAGAGGTAATCAAACAGAAACAATTGGAAAATCTGTTAATCCTTTTAAAAAAGTAAGTAAGTATTATAGTAAAGGTGGTCGAGTTTTTACTGGGAGATAAGTATGCCAAAAGTCGGAGATAAAGAATTTAAGTATAACAAGTTCGGAATGGAAGCAGCTAAAAAGTATGCAGAAAAAACCGGTAAAGAAATACAATATAAAGCAATGGGTGGCAATGTTGCTAACTATTATGCTAAGGGCGGAAAAGTTGCAGGATGCGGTCCAGCAAGAAATAATCCCTATAAGAAATAAATAATACTAGGAGGTATTAAAATGCAATACATAGAACATACATCAGCGGCAGGCGTCGTTACATATGTCCCAGTTAGTAGTTGCACCTTTAGAGTTACAGACACTCCTGTCCAGGTAACCGGGGGTAACAGTGGTGCTAAAACAAATTCAACAAGAAAGGTTACACATTTTTCTGCTAATGCTTCTACAGGCGGACCAACTATTCCAGCCGTAATATTAGCTACAAATGTTAGCGCAAGATTAGGTTACTTTAATAAGAACGGTCATTTTCATTATTTAACTGATGTAAGTGTAGGTGCTTAATATGGCAGATATAAATAACATGAAAGTTCAAAGTGCAACTGTTGATCCTAATAAAGGTATGAAGGGTGGCTTTGATTTACTTTCAGGACAATGGGAAGCAAAACAAGATATTACACAATATCGTGATGCTGCAAAGTTAGATAGAGATAGAGAATCTTATTTTGGTAGAACAAATAAAGGTTATAGAAAAATGGCTACTATACCTGATATTGTTGCTATTAAAATTAATCAAGATCATGGTATAGATTTACATGACCCGATGTTTATGCAAGATAAAGATAAATTAAAAAAGTTAAAAAGTATATTGATGTTTGAGTATCCTGATCTCTTAGTCAATACATAAAGGAGAATCATATGGCATTAACATATACTGAATTAGTTGCATTAGTACGTAATTGGTCTAACAAAGATGAAGAAGTAGTAAGTGATGCAATTATAAAAGATTGTTTAAAATATGCAGCTGATAAAGCCTATAGAACTTTAAGAGTACCTCCATTAGAAAATGTAGCTACATATGAAAAAACTTTATTAGACTCTGCAACAACACAGGGTAATAATTTAATACCAAGTAAAACAGAAATAATATTGCCATATGATTTAATTGAGTTTATACAAATTAAAGAATTAGATTCAAGTGGTCAGCCTACTCGTGTGTTTAATGAAAAAGTTGATATAAGAACTTTTAATGATCCAACTGCAGAAAAGTATTCTAATAATAATTATTTTGCTAGACAAAGAAACTTATTATTTTTAACACCAGGTTTTGGTTTAGGTCGTACAGGAAATACTGCAAATTCTATTGAGCTATACTATTATAGAAGATTACCAGCACTTAATGCTTTATATGCAGTTACTGTATTAAACTATAATGCTGGATTTTTAACTACTGTTGGTGCTGGAGCAGATATAGAAAATTCTGCATTACTATATTTTAATAGTAATAAAGGTTCAACAGCATACGCTACAAGTGCAGATGCGCAAGCAGCGGATCCTGCAGGAACAGTAACAAGCGTTTACTATATAGGGACACTTGTGCCAAACTGGCTTAGAGATCAAAATGAAAGAGTATTACTTATGGGTGCGCTTGCAGAAATATTTTCTTATACACAAGATGATGCGCAAGCTGCAAAATATGGTAAAATGTTTTATAATGAAATTGCTGAATTGAATGATGAAGACGGAAAGAGGAATGCGTCAGGTGGTAATCTTCAAATAAATTTTAACGGACGAGGGTTAATATAATGACAACTGCAGCAAGACCTGGTCAATTTACAGGTGCAACAGATAACTCTGCTAACGGTGGATTATTTACAGATACAAAGATAGATGGCATTCCAGATTTAATTAGTGCAGACGTTTTAGCAGCACAAACAGCTGCAACAAATGCAGCTACAAGTGAAACCAATGCAGCAACAAGTGCAACTAATGCAGCAACATCTGAAACAAACGCAGCGGCAAGTGCAGCAAGCGCATCAACTAGTGCAACTGCAAGTGCCAATAGTGCAACTGCAGCAGCAACAAGTGCAAGTACAACTGCAGCAGATGCCGCAACAGCAACCGCTCAGGCAACTGCCGCAGCTACAAGTGCTACTAATGCAGCATCATCAGAAACTGCAGCAGCAGCTAGTGCAACAAGTGCAAGTACAAGTGCATCTACAGCAACTACACAAGCTAACAGTGCAACAACAAATGCTTCATTAGCACAAACATCTGCTACAAATGCAGCTAACAGTGCAACAGCAGCAGCTACTTCAGAAACTAATGCGGCTACATCAGAAACTAACGCAGCTACTAGCGAAACTAACGCAGCCACTTCAGCTAGCAATGCAAGTACAAGTGCAAGTAACGCAACTACTGCAGCTAATAATGCTTCTACTAGTGAAACTAATGCGGCTAATAGTGCAACTGCTTCGGCAACAAGTGCAACTGCAAGTGCTAACAGTGCAACAAGCTCAGCTACAAGTGCAACTAGCTCTAGTAATAGTGCAACAGATGCACAAGAGTGGGCAGTACAAACAACAGGCATTGTAGACAGTATAGACTATTCATCTAAGGCATGGGCTATAGGCGGTACAGGAGTAACAGACAGTGCTGGTGCAGGTAGTGCTAAAGATTGGGCAACAGACACAACTAATCAAGTAGATGGTACAGAGTATAGTGCTAAAGAATATGCAATAGGTACACAAACAGGTAATACAAGTGGTTCGGCTAAACAATGGTCTCTCGGTGGTGGTGCTGGTTTTAACCTCGCAACAACAGTAGATGGTAGTAATTATTCAGCACGTTATTGGGCAGATCAAGCAGCAAGTACTGTGGCTAACTTTGATGAAAAATATTATGGTAATTATGCCAATGATGCAGCAGCTGAAGATGCTCACGAAGCAGCAGGTAAGACTGTAACCGTTGGTGACTTATATTACAACACAACACTTAATGCAGTGCGTTATTGTCAAGTCGCTCCTACAGGTTCAGGAGCACCAGTAGGTACTTGGCAGTCAATAGCACAACAAGATTTATCAAGCTATGCGACAAATGGATTTGCAATAGCAATGGCAATAGCTTTATAGGAGAATATAATGGCACAAAATTTTAGAAGATATACTCTACAAGGGGTAGGTACAGTAGCTGCCGATATTCCTGATGGAACAAATTTTGATTCATATGATACACTAGTTGGGATTCATATGACAAATATAACAACAAATGCAATACAAGTAGATTGTTATATTAACAATGGAACAAGTAATATATACCTAGTTAAAGATGCCCCTATAGCAGCTGGTGGTGCTTTACAAGTTTTAGACGGTGGAGCTAAAATAGTAGTTCAATCAGGTGATAGATTATATGTTAGATCAGATACTGCTTCATCTTTAGATTGTTGGGTTTCTGCAGTAGATGCAATTAGTTCATAGGAGAACAGTATGGGATATATAGGTAATCAAACTAGTAATGCTTTTTCAAGTATGAGTAAACAAGATATTACTGGTAATGGAGGAGCAAACTACACTCTTACATATGCAGTAGCTAACGAAAATGAAATAGAAGTATTTGTAAATAATGTAAGACAAGAACCATTAGTTGCCTATACAGTTAATGATACTGCTTTAACTATGACTGGTAATGTATCTAGTACAGATGATTTTTATGTTATCTATATAGGTAAAGCTTTACAGACTACTACACCACCAGACGGAAGTGTAAGCACAGCAAAGTTAGCAAATAATATAAGTGTTAGTGGTAACTTTGGTATTGCAGGAAAGACCAATCCCCCTGCTTCTCCAACTTTAGGAGATATGTGGTTTAATAGTTCAACGTCTGTTGTAAGTGGGATAGCACCCAATGCTATGGCTGTTTATAATGGAACATCTTGGAGTCAAATGAGTAATAAATTCTCAGGTACTGGTGGAACAGAAACAACATATACATCAGGTGGTATTACTTACAAAGTACATACATTTCTATCTTCATCTACATTTACTGTAAATAGTCTTGGTTCTTTTGATAGCCTTATTATTGCAGGTGGTGGAGGCGGAGGTGCTTCTGGTGGCTCTGGTTGGCAAGGTGGTGGAGGTGGAGCAGGAGGATATATAACAACTTCTGGTCTTAGTTTAAATCTAGCACTTGGTAGCAACACAGTAACTGTAGGAACTGGAGGTGCTTCTGCTAACAATGGATTAAATTCTGTGCTTGGAAATCAAACAGCCATTGGTGGAGGAGCAGGTGGACAAGGCGATTATCCAGGAGCAGGACAACCAGGTGCTAGTGGTGGTTCTGGTGGTGGTGGTGGACAAGGTACGTCTGTTGCTTCAGGTGGTGCAGGAACAGCAGGACAAGGTTTTGCAGGTGGAGCATCTTCGATTGCTCCCTATCATTCAGGAGGAGGAGGTGGCTCTGGTGGCTCTGGAAACACAGGGTCAGTAGTTGGAGAAGGTGGTGTAGGAACATCAAATTCAATAAGAGCAGGTACTCCCGTTACATATGCTTCAGGTGGCTCTGGAGCAAATGAAAATGTTACTCCTTCTGGAGCAGGTGGAGCTAATACTGGAAATGGTGGACAAAATCTTTTAGCAGGTGGTTCTGGAATAGTAATCATTCGTTACGCAATATAGGAGGATAGAATGGCATTATCAAAGATAACAAATGCTAGTGTAACAGATAGTACACTAACAACAACTAAGCTAGCAACTCCTAATTTAGGTAGACGTAACCTTATCATCAATGGTGCAATGCAGGTTAGTCAAAGATATGGCACTAGTGTTTATTCACAAATAAATGATGGATTAAGTCTTGATAGATTTAAAGGTAACTCTTATGATGGTGGTATTGCAACAGGAAAATATACAGTACAACAATCTTCAACTGCACCTGATGATTTTTCTCATTCTTTGTTAGTAACATCTTCAGCTTCAACAGCAGACAATGCAAATAACATTTTTAATATTGAACAACGTATTGAAGGTTATAATACAGCACATTTAAATTATGGCTCATCTTCAGCAGAAACAATAACATTATCTTTTTATGTTCGTTCAAGTCTTACTGGTACATTTGGTGGTGCATTAAAAAATAATGACAGAAATAGAGCTTACCCATTTAGTTATACTATAAATTCTGCTGATACTTTTGAAAGAAAAGAAATCACTATAACTGGAGATACATCAGGAACTTGGGTTGGTTCTACAAATGGCATTGGACTATGGGTAAGTTTTGGTTTAGGAGTAGGCTCAAATAGAAGTGGTACAGCAGGTGCTTGGGGTGGAGGTGATATGTTTTCATCTACAGGTGCAACATCAGTAATAGGTACAAGTGGAGCTACTTGGTACATCACAGGAGTCCAACTAGAAGTAGGCTCACAAGCCACACCATTTGAGCATAGGTCATTTGGGGAAGAACTAGCTTTGTGTCAGAGGTATTATCACGAACAAGGCAGAATTGAACAAGGTAATGCTTATGAAGGATTTGGTATTGGAAATGCTTATAGTAATGTTTCTTGTAGACTTCATTATTTTCTACCTACAATGATGAGAGCTATACCAACCTTCACAGCTACTGGGTCATTTGGTCTTATAGGTGGTGCAGTAGGTAGTGTAACTGGTATTGCTTTAGCAGATGGTGGTGGAAATCCCTCTGTAGGTTTAAATATTTCCGCTTCAAGTATGACAGCAGGAAATGCTTTTCAACTTAGAAGTGATGGTGATGCTGATGCCACTTTGGCATTTGATGCAGAATTATAGGAGTTAAAATGAATATTGAATCAGCAAAATATGTATTTTATTATGGAACAACAAACAATTCTTCTATTACTTGTGTCATAGATGGACAAACAATGTCTGTACCACTAGACCCTGCTAACAGACACTACCAAGCAATCCAAGAATGGGTAGCTGAAGGCAACACAATACAGGAGGCAGACTAATGCCATATATAGGAACACAACCTCTCACAGGAGAGTTTATAAAGCTGGATGGCTTGACAGCTAGTGCTACAGATACATATGCTTTGACTAGAAATAGTGCAGCTTTCTTTCCAGCAACTGCTGAACAACTTATTGTCTCAGTTAATGGAGTGACTCAAGCACCTGTAGATGCGTATAGTGTCAGTGGCAGTAATATTATTTTTACAGAGACTCTTAGTGCCAGTGATACGATAGATTACATACTGGCATTGGGTCAAATAGGAAACAGCACAGTACCTACAGATGGTTCAGTCACATCTACTAAGTTATCTTCAACGATAGCTAGAGGAGCTGCACCTATTAGAGTGAATACAGATAGTCTTACAACGAATCAAACAATAGCATCAGGTGAGAATGCTGGAGTGTTTGGTCCGTTTACAATCCCAACAGGTGTGACACTCACAGTCAACGGAACTTTTACGGTGGTATGATATGAGTACTTTATATGTAGACTCGATAGAGCCTAAAACAACTGGTGGTTCGGTAAGTATGACTGGTCATGTGTTGCAAGTAGTAAATTTTCAAACTGGTGCTGTAGCTACTGGCACTGGTACTTGTTCTTATGATGACACCATTATGCAAAATACAGAGGGTGATGAGTATATGACTCTGGCTATTACTCCTACCAGTGCAACAAGTAAATTAAAAATTGATGTTGTGTTTGCTTGTTCCGTTAGTACAACTAATAAATTTGTTACAGTTGGATTATTTCAAGATTCAACAGCTAATGCACTAGCGATTGGAGCTTCTACTGAAAGCCTAGCCAACTCTCCTTATCTGATGAATTTTTCACATTTTATGACGTCAGGAACTACTTCATCTACTACTTTTAAGGTAAGGGCAGGTCCTGATACGTCAGCCACCTTAACCTTTAATGGGCAAAGTGGCAGTCGGAAGTATGGAGGTGTATACGCTTCCTCAATAACCATCACAGAGATAGGAGGATAACATGAGTAGTACAATAGGCGTTGAGAATATATCTCACACAAACGGAACAAATGCTATGACTGTTAGTAGTGGTGGTGATGTAACTGTAGTTAATAAGTTTACAAGCACTGGCATAGACGATAATGCTACAAGCACTGCTATAACTGTTGATGCTAGTCAGAATGTGGGCATAGGTACTAGTAGTCCTACTGTTAAATTAGATTTAGTAGATGATGGTGTTCAATTAAGATTAGCTAATTCTACAACTGGAACTACTACTTCGGATGGTACTCGTATTCAGCTTAGTGGAAATGATTTACTCTTAATTAATAGAGAGTCTGCAAATATGCAATTTTATACAGCAGATACAGAACGTATGCGTATTACATCTGGTGGCAACTTTTTGGTAAATACTACTACTACTACAATAAATTCTTCAAACTTTGGAACTCTTATAGGTGGAAATGGAGGTGATATAGGTTCTATATATACTGCTAAAAATGTTAATGGTGGTGACATTGTTATTCAAATTTATGGCAATGCAGGTAAGGCATTTATATATGGTGATGGTGATATGGCAAACGATAATGGAACTTTTAGTTCATTTTCTGACCAAACACTTAAAGAAAATATAGTAGATGCTCAATCTCAATGGGCAGATATTAAAGCATTACAAATAAGAAACTATAACTTAATATCAAATCCTGATTTAACACAAATAGGTGTTATAGCACAAGAACTAGAGGCTTCTGGCATGTCAGGTCTTGTTGCAGAAAAAAATTATGATGGTGAAGGAAATGTAAAGAAAACTGTAAAATTGTCTGTTTTACACATGAAAGCAGTCAAAGCATTACAAGAAGCTATGACAAGAATTGAAGCCTTAGAAACAGCTAACACAACATTAGAAGCTCGCATCACAGCATTGGAGAATGGATAATGACAGGCATACTTAAAGTAAGTAATATAAAAAATCCTACTGATAGTCAATCTATCTCTATTGATCGTACATCATCTGATGGTGATATTATTGATTTGCAGAAAGACGGCACTGGTGTAGGAAGTATTGGTGTTCACGGAGGAACAAAGTTATATATCGGAAGTGGTGCAGCAGGATTACGTTTTACAGATGGTGGCACAGATTTAATAAATCCTTATAACACATCTACAAACGCAGATGCAGATGGAACTGTAAATTTAGGATATGATGGTGGTCGCTTCAAAGACCTCTACCTATCAGGTGGTGTATACTTAGGTGGCACTGGTTCAGCTAATAAGCTTGATGACTATGAAGAGGGAACTTGGACACCTACAGATAACTCAGATGCAGGTGGTTCAGTAACTTCTCGTGGCAGATATACTAAAGTTGGAAGACTAGTCACGATTCATTTTACTATAAGTATTGAT